GTGGTCGAGGTGAACCGGCTCAGGCCGGTGATGATGTTGGCGGCGCCGTCATTGCCGGGAGCGCTCCAGATCTTCTGCTGGCTGGTCGTCGACGCAAGGCGGGTCCACGGCGTGGTCATGAAAAAGCTAATGATGTCGCCGGCCACAAATGCGGTGGCGCCCGCGGTGATAGTGAATCCGCACACCGCACAAGTGAAGGGCGTGCCCACGGTCGCGGTGCCCAGGGCCCCGGAGACGCTGCCCACCACATCGAAGTGAGTGGCGTCGGTCGCGGTGCACGTGATGGTCTCCCCCACGCTCGCTGCCGTCCCCTGAACGCCCTCGGTCGCGGAATCGATCAGGCCGTTGCCTACGTTGGCGATGGCGTACTGCGGGTCGAGCGAGTGGCCCAGCTGCAGGAACGCATCCAAGCGCTCGATCAGGTCGCCCACGTCCGTGGCTGTTCCGGTAATAAAACTCATCTGGTCGCCTACTTTCCGAGTGCCGAGTTCGCCGCTTTCCGGTTGTCGCCGAGATGCTTGACCACGATGTTTCCGAACTCGGGATGCGCGGAGAGACTTTTCAGCAGCAATCCGTGATCGAGGCCCACGGTCAACTCGGCCTTGCCGCCCTTGTGGCCGCCGCCGCCCAGCACAAAGCCGCCCGAGACTTCGCCGCCCGTGTGGAAGTGAGGCCCGGAAGATTTCACCAGCGCCGGCGTGTTGGTGCCCTGGTTGATGGCATTCAGCAGCTGCCGCATTCCAGGCTGGGCCACGACCGGCTCACGCACTACAAACTCGCCGCGGGTGAGCCACGACGGAACCCGGTCGCGCCCGCGCGGCCCGCGCGTGATCTCGCCGCCCGAGTCGTGTTTCTGGAGGCCGGACATGAACGAAAGGAACCCACCGCCGTCGCTGTCGCCACCACCGTCGCCGCCCAGTTTGGCGGCGCTCTTTTTCGCCATCATCTGCGAGAGCATCGAAACAAAACTCGCGGCCACGCCCAGGGCGAGCTTCTGAAACGATTTGCCCAGCGTGTCGGAATCCTTCGAACCGCGGTCGAGGAACTCGTGCAGGTCGTGCCCGATGCTCTTTGCAAACTGTTTCTCGAGATCCTTGTTCGAGTCCTTGGTCTTGTTCAGGCTGGCATTCAGGTCGTCGACCTTTTCCCGCGCTTCGTCCGCGTCGGAGATGAGGGGCGCGAGGCCGCTGGTCTTGGCGATCTGGCGGAGCGTGGCCAACTGCTTCTCGAGCACCGGCTGCCACTGCTGGTCGAGCGATCTCAGTTCACGCTTGGCCTCGGCCTGGCTGATGTTCCCGCGTTCCGCTTCCGAGGTGATCTTCCGCCGCGCCTCGCCCAGCTTCTTCTCGCTCTCCTCGAGTTGCCGGTTCGCCTCTTTGTAATCGGCCTGCTGCGTCAGAACTTTCTGGAACTCGTCGGTTTTTGCTTTCGCGTTCGGATCGCCCGCCTGCGTGAGTTGTTTGCGATACGCGTCGGTCTCTTTCTGGATCGAGGCCAGTTCGATTTCGTGTCGCTTGCCCTGGGCCTCGAGCATCTTGTCTTCGAACGACAGCACGCCCGCGGCGAGCTTCTCGCGCTCGGCCTGCTCCTCGAGGATCATGGTCTCGATCTTGCCCTCGGCCTGAATACGCTCGACGTCCGCCTTCGCCTGCAGTTGCGCGATGGCCTTCTGCAACTCAACTCGTTTCGCCGGGTCTTTTTCTTTCGCGAGCGCGGACTGCTGCGCTGCGATCTGCGCGTTGATCGCGTTCTTTTCCTCGAGGGCCATCGCCGCTGCCAGAGAGCGCCGGGTCGCGTAGTACTGCGTGACCGATTCCACGCCCAGGGCGAAGCGCTCTTTTTCAAACGCCGCGGCCTGCTGGTTGGTTTCCTTATCGATACTCAGAACGGCTTGTGCCTGCTCGATGGCGAGCGCAGTCTTCGCATGCGCGAGGCGCTCTGCGGCCGATTTTGCTTTGGCGAGGTCCGCAGCATTCTGGATCTCCTTGTCGTGAACACCCTGGAGTTTCTTCGCAGCAGCGACCTCATCTGCTGCGTCTTTGTTTGCCTGATCCGCCGCCTTCTTCCCGGCGTCCTGCATCGCGAAGATGGCCTGCGTCGCCTGGTCATAGAGCGAGTTGGTCTCCGCCAGGTCTTTTTTGAACTGCGATAAGCCGGCTCCCCATAGCACTTTTTCAGTAGCAATGGCCAGCCTGCCCAGCTTCTCGATGTACACCGCCGCGTAGAGCGCGCCGTAGAGCATCTTCTCGGTGGTCTCGCCCACCCGCTGGCCCAGGGTCTTGATCGGACTGTCCACGTTATCCGCGTTGGTGGCGAGAGACACGAGCCCACCTGCCAGGCTGTTGATCGATGGAAGCAAGCCAATGGTGAATTGCGTGGCAAGGCCCTTGGCGGCGATCTCCAGATCGCCTAGGTTTTCCTCCGCGATTTTCGCCTGCTGAATCGCATTGTCGTCGAGCAGAGCTCCGAACGCTCTTAGCTTGTCGCTGAGCTTGTCGAAGCCCTCGCCGCCCAGCTGGTCGATGACGGGCAGGAGCTCGAGGCCGGCCTTGCCGAACAGATCGGTGGTGATTTTCGCGCGCTGGCTGCCGGCGCTCATTTTGGAGAGAGCGTCTGTGACCTTGTGGAGCTTCTCGTCGGCGGTGAGACCGCTGAGCGCTTTACTTGAGCCGAGCAGGAGCTGCAGCGAGACTGAGGCCTTGGTGCTTCCCTGCTCGAGGTTCCCCATTGCCTTCGAGAACAGGCCCAAGCCCTTGCTCACCGCCTGCTGGTCCACGTCCGCGCGCTTTGCCGCCGCCGCCCACACCTGCAGAGCCGTGGCCGAGAGGCCGGTCTTTTCCTGTAGCTTCCCCAGGCTCGCGGCGAATTCGAGCGAGTGCTCCACGCCGCCCTTGATCAGTTCGAAAACCTTGATCGCCGCCTCGTAGGCCAGGAACTCCTTAGCGAGCGAGCGCACAGAGTCGCCCAGTTGATCGAAACCTTTGCTCGCGTCTTTCGCCACCTGTTTCGATTTGTTTGCTTCCGCCTGCACGCGCTCGAAGGCCTTTATGACTTCCTGCATGCCCTCGGCGCTGAGACGAACCCGTACGTCTTTCGTTGGCATTTGTCAGTCCTTCAAAATTGCGGGGAGCTCGGGCATTTTTTCCTTTGTCGTACAGCCGCCGACCAGAAGCACGGCCCACACCAGCGTCGCTACCTCGTGCTCGTGGCGCGCGTCGCGCTTGAGACTTTCCTGGTACGCGTAGAGAGCCGTCTCAAGAGAGCAGCGAGCCACCGCCACGTACCGGGTCGGATCCATGCCGGCGAGGGCCCGGATGAGATTGCCCCACGGGCGGAACGGGTCTCCGATATTTGCGTCGCTGGCCGGGGCGTTGCCGCTTCCTCGCTCGAAGATTCTGGGGAATCGGTCCATGAGAACAGCCCGGCCATCGAGAAAATGAAAAGCATCTGTGCGACGGCGTCGCGCACGGTCACCTTGTCTGCAGGATCGGTGAGTTTTGAAACGAACTGTCGGGTGGCAATGCCGAGCTCGGGTGTCCACTCGAGATCTGGAGTCCCCACCGGGATGAGGAACGCGCCCAGGAGCTCGAAGGCCTTACCCGAGACCATGACGCTGCGCAGGATGCGCATGCTGTAATCCGAGGGGCTTTCTTCTGCGCCCTTCGAAACTTTGTCCAGACCACTCTCGGCGAGCAGCTGGATTATTGTGAAATCGTGTTCGACCGTTGAGGCCTCTATTGCGCGGAACTTTCTCGTGCCAAGCTCGATGATCTCCGCCATCGTTGTGTCGCTCCTCTGCTCATTTGTGGTGTATAGCTTTCAGGGTTTTGATCAGCTGAGGCCTCCGCTGCCGGAGAGCTCGTCGGCTGCCGCTCGGAGGCCCATGTTTAAAGGTCGAGGCGCACATTATCTGTGAGCTAAGAAAAAACTCGGTGCCACTCCGACCAAAACGGAGAGCACGTAGAGAGCGAGGCCCCAGCACCACAAACTGTTCTTCGGCGCCGGCGCCGGCGAGCCGCCCACACCCAGCGCCGCGAGCAGCAACAAAACGAATGACAGCATGAGCAGGAACCCTTGAAAAAACAGCATGGTCGTTTCCTCCATTCGGAACTAACAAACACGCGGAGCCGGTGCAGGCCGGCCCCGCGCGGTTGGTCCGTTTCCCCTATGCAGGGATGTAAACGGATGACGGCAACTGCTTCACGCGGTAGTACTGCTGGCCCACCGCTTTTGTGATGTCCACTTGGACCTTGCCCTTCAGCGTGGCCTCGCCGAACTGCTCGGCGATCAGCTGCAGGTTCCCCTCGGGCATGAGCTGGATGTTCCAGATGTCGAGCAGGATTTGGGCACCGACGATCTGGTTCTTCGCGCTGCGGTACCGGAGAGCGCCGTAGGTCTCGATGTTCTCCAGACCGTTCCAAACCATGCCGCCCGAAAGTGCCGGAGCGGTCCCGGTCCAGGTGGTAGCGGCTGCGGTCGCCGCGCCCGATGACGGGAACTTGATCATGCCGGTCGGGTAGTCGACCACGTAATCGACGCCCGCCACCAGCGCGGTCGTCTGCGTGACCGAGGTCACGTGGGGATTCAGGTGGCCCAGGTCGTACCATCGATCCAGCGCAATGGGATCGCCGCCATTGATGTCCACTGCCGTGATGGTTGGCGCGGCTGCCTGCGTCCACGGCGCCGGCTCGCCCAGCATCGCCAGAGCAAAGTTCTCCGGGTCGAGTTCCGCCAGCTTCAGCGTGACGTCGACGTCGGCGCTCACGATCACATTTGCATAGGTCGCGCGGGCGCCATCCATGCTGGATTTCTTCTCGAGAGCCTTGACCACGGTGTTGATCTCGAGCGAGTCAACATCGCCCAGGTGACGGTACGCGCCGGTCGGCAGGAACGTGGTGGGATCGAACCTGTCGAGCCAAACTTCTCCCGCGCCCAGGTATAAATTCTGCGGATTTGGAGTTGGAGCAATCATCGGAAACACCTCTCTGCTGCAAGATTTGAATTACCCGAGCTTGACCGTGGCGTCCTCCGTCTCGGTCGCGTACTGAACTTCAAAAGTCGTAGTGCACACGCCGTTCGTGGCGTCGCTGCCGGCTTCGTATTCCCACTCGCTCTCGTATTCGCCGATGCCAATGGCGAGACCGCCCAGGGAACGGTCGCTCTTTCCGGTCGCGTCCTTGACGGTCAAAAGGGTGCGGCTCACCAGAAAACGAAGCGCGTCGAGCGCCGGTGGGTCGCCAGCGGCCTCCATGCGCGCGAGGATGTGGAGCACGCGGCTCGCGCCCTGGCTGGTGCGCTTCACCGCGCCCGTGTAGGTCACCAATTCGTTGCCCAGCTTCACGTTCACCGCGGGGAGCTCGCTCTGTTCGAACGGACGAAGGCGCTGGTTCGCCACCAGGACACCAGGCAGGCCCGCTGTGAGGATCGCCACAACTTTCTCGATGATTTGCTCGCCGATGGTCTTGACCTCGGTCCAATCGCCCAGGATGGCCGGATCGGGGCCGGCGAGCAGGTAGAGCCGGGAGACGTCTGGCCGGAAACACTCGTCGCCCTCGGATGCCGAGAGCGCGAGCATTGCGGTCTGCGAGGCTGCGGTCAGAAGTGCCATTTTTTTACGCGACCCGTAACAGCAACTGAGAGAGAGCGCCGTCGCCCTCGAGCATCCGCTTCCATACCGAGTAGGTGACCCCGTCGATGCTGCAGGTGGCGCCGCCCTCGAGGAACCCGAACAGCGAGGTCTGCACCATTGCCCGGGCCACCCGCATCACGGTCGGTGCGCTGTTCGCACTGTCGAGCTTCAATTCGTCGGACTCGTTAAATTGGCAAGGCCCGGTGACGGGAGAACCGCCATCGGGCGTCGCCGTGATCACATTCCCCCAATCGGCGAGCTGGCTGGGGAGGCACTCGTTATCGAAGTAAACGGTCACGGGTTGCTAGGCCGCGGCCCGCGTTTTCTTTTTCAGAGCAGCAAGAATCTCCGCTCTGTTCTTCGAGCCGTCGACCACGAGGTTCTGCTGCGCCGCGAAGTCGAGCAGCTGAGCCTTGGTCATTCCGTCCAGGTCGATGCGCGGGGGCGCGGGGTGATTCCCCTTGCCAACTGCCGCCGATGCTTCCGGTTTGGCGGGAAAGGCATTGGAACCGGATCGCTCCAGGGGAAGAACCCTCCCGGCGTCGTCGACGGGCGCGCAGCTGTTGCTGAAATGCTTGGGCACCTCGCCCTGGAACTCGACGATCTGGCCCTTCTTGAAATGGTTCTCGAGGGTGACCTCGTACAGGCCGTCGCCAATCGGCTGCGTGCACAGCTTGCGCTCCCGAGCCTCCTCGTCATTCAAACGAAGAATGGTTTTAGGCATGACCACCAGAAATGGCGCTGTCACAATTACTCTGCTCATGCGTGTCCTCCTGCGAAGTTGTGTGAGGAGCTGCTCCGCGATCTCGGCGAGCGTGATCGTGCCGACCGTCAGGTAGCGGAGCCGCGCCTCGTCCTCCAAAAGAAAAACTCAGGCGAAGGTGCTGAGCACGGCGCGCTGCCAGTACCCGTAGCCCACGTTGCGCAATGCGGTGACACCGTACAGGTGCTTGCGCTCTTTGAACTCCGTCTCCGAACCCTCGGCGATGGCGTCCATCGTGATCGGCACTTCTTCCTGCCGGATAAGTGACTTGGTCGGGGAATCGGTGCGGAACGTGTAAAACGCATTCCCCAGGGAGAGCAGGCGGGCGCTGGTCTCGAGGTCGAAACCATAGCCACCCACGTTCACGATGGTGTTGGTGCGCGAAGTTCCGCCATCGATGATGATGGGGTTCTTCAGCGCTGCGGCGGCGGGCTGGAACAGCTGCGGCCCGCACATCACCATGAACTGGCGCGCGTTTTCGTTGAGCGGCTCGCCCTGGTCGTCGACGAACCCAAGCATCGATTCGACCGCGGTCAAGATTGCGGTTTCCATCTCGCCTGCAGTCGGGATGGCGCCGGCCTTTACCGCGGCGAGCTTGTTAGACTGAGCGCCGGACGGCCCGCTGTCGAGAATGTGCAGCGTGTCGAAAAAGAACGCGCCGTCGTAGCAGGTGGTGGTGGTGCCGGCGAGCAGGATCGCAATCAGGAGCTTGGCCCAATGCGAGTTGGCACGTTCGGCGAGTTCCTGCACGCGGGCCAGGATCTGACCGGTCTTGTCGCGGCGGATATCGTCGATCAGGATCTCGAGGGTCGCCTCGAAGATCGAGAAGCCCTTTGCCTGCCGGCCTCCGATCCATTCCCGCATCTGCGGCGTCATGCCCAGCCAGCGATAGGTCTCCGATTCCTGGTTCGAATCGAAAGAACTGGTCACTTTCGGTAACCAGCCATTGCCCAGGTCTTGCTCGAGCCTGGCGTAGAACTCGCCGATGATTCCTCGGCTTCCTAGATCTGAAATTGTTGGTGGCACTGTGATCACCTCTCTCGAAAGATTTTGTGGAACCTAAAACCGGTAGAACTGCGCGGCCCCGGTTTTCGAGGGGCCGCGTTCTGAAAAAGCGACTAGGTGAGGAGCGCTCCGAATGCGTCGTACTTCACCACCACGCGCGTGAGCGAGTTGGTCACCGGGTCTTGGGTGAACTCGGCGATGCGTCCGATTGGGTACTTCGAACCGCTGCCGGGAGCCGTGACCGTAAACGTGTCGCTGGTCACGCAATAGACGGTCGCGCCCACGTGGGTGGGTGCGCCCGCAACCCAGAGCACGACCTCGCCCCGAGTATTCGCCCTGATGCGGCGAGCACCTGCGGCGCCCGAGCCAGGAGCGTCTCCCACAAAACTGATTGCTCCCACGCGGTTGTCGCTGCGCTTGATGGCGAAGCCCGCGAACACGCCAGCACCCACGGCGATTTCTGGATTGTTGGCGAAGCCCACGTTAACGCCGTCCACGATGACAGGAGCGCCCTGGTAGATCACGACGTTCGCATCGATGGGATACTCAACTACATTTCCGAGCTCATAGTTCCTGACGCAATCGGCGGTCAGCGCGCCTTGTACCGGTGTGTCTTGCGGCATTGCTTTTTCCTCCGTTTCCAAATTTGTGAATCGTGAAGTTCAGAAGCCCCCCGCGAGGGGGGCCTCAACGCAAGCGCCCCCGGAACTAGGCCGGCTTCTTGTCGAGAATTCTCACGCGGCCCGCCGCCACCGCCTTGCTGTAGGCGATGAACGCTGCCTCGCCGCTGTACTGGCTCTTGAGCTTCGGGTCGGCCTTCCACTGCTCCTTGGCGATGACCTCGACGTCTTCCGCGGCCATGCCCACGGTGACTTTCTGAGTGACCGGGCTGGTGCCTTCAGCCGGCGCGTTGGGAGCGGCTTTCGGCGCGTCGGTTCTCAGGTCGATGGCCTTGCCGGCGAGCAGTTTCTTCTCTGCTGCCAGAATCTGAACTGCGGCCTCGGGACCGGTGGTCTTGCCGTCGAATTTCAGCTTGGCAATGAGATCCTCATGGCCAACCATCGACTGCGCTTCAACGGCCTGGATGCGTGCGCGCTCGGCTGTCGCGCCTTCTTCAAAACTGAGCTTGCGCATCGCCTCGACATCGGCTGGAGTCAGCGCTGCGTTTTCCTTTACGGTTTCCATCTTCGTGCCTCCTGGAGTCAGCGCTGCGGCGCTGCGATTTGGATACAGCAATTGCTGCCGGTTGGCTTTCAGTTGCTGCAGGGCCTGCGCGGTCGTTCGTCTTCCATCCACCAGCCCCGCATCGATGGCTTGCTTGCCGATGAACACGCGTCCATCCGCCATCTCCGACAAAACTTTTTCAGAACTCACGCCGCGGTTGCGCGCGACGTCGTCGACGAACACCGTGTAGATCTGGTCGACCTTGTCCTGCAGGTCGGCGCGGCCTTCCGTCGTGAGCGGAGCGTGCTCGCTCGCCACGCGTTTGTACTTGCCGGCCGAAACTTCTGTGACCTTAATGCCGCGCTTTTCCTCGGCCTGCGAACTGTCCATGTGCGTCGCCACCACGCCGATGGAGCCCACCTGCGCGGTGAGACTCGAGATGTAGGTCTCGTCGGCGGCGGAGCCCAGCCAGTAAGCCGCGCTCGCCATCACGCCATCGCAGACCGCGACGATGGGCTTCTGCCCGCGCGCGGCGAAAATCTGATCGCAGAATTCCTGCGTGCCGGTGACCTCGCCACCAGGCGAATCGACCTGCAGCAGAATGGAATGGACGTTCGGGTCTTGCAGGGCGAGCGCGAAGTCGCGTTGCAGGAGCTGCGTCGAGGTTCCGCCGCTGATGGCGGAGAACAGGTTCATCTTCTTGGCGAGCACACCCTCGATAGAGAGAATGGCCACGCCGTCTTCGACCACCACAGAGCGGTACTTATTCTCAAACGACTTGCCCAGGCGCTCCTCGGCGGCCACGATGTCGAGATTTTCCCCGTGCGCCCAGCGGTCGTAGATCGAACGAATCTCCGCGTACTTGTCCGGCGAGATGGCCCACGGCGCATTTAGAACATCGAGCACGTTCATTCGTCGTCCTCCTCGTCGTCCTCGTCCTCTTTGTCGCCTACTTCCTCTGGGTCGTTCGGATCGGGCTCCGCTTCACCGGGTGCACCTTTGCGGGGTTTGGCCTTAGCATCTGGGGCCGGCTCTGCCGTGCGGGTTTCGACACCGTGAGTGATTGCGCCATCGGTCGCCTCCGTAGCGAGTGCTGCATTCTTTGCCGAGGCAGGGGCCGGTGCGCCTGGCTTCGCAGGCGGAGCAGCCCCCTGGCCCGGTGACTGCGGGGCGTCTTTCGCTGGCGCAGGCGAAGCACCGCCGCCGCCTGGTTGCCCGGCAGGAACTGGTTTCTGTCCTGGTTCCCCGGTCGAGTCGGGGATCGTCTCTTCCGCGGTGGTGATGGTTTCGCGCTGCGCCGGCCCACCGGTTTGCGTGGTGCTCGTGATGAGCCCAGCCGCGACGCGCGCCTCACGCTCTTTTTTGATCTGGAGCAGGTTGTCAGACCAACTGCCGCCGTTGAGCGCCATCGTTTCCTGCGCGAGCGTCGAGAGATTGAGGTCTAGGCGCTTGCCGGCTGCGTCCGCTTCCTTCACCGGGTCGATCTGCATGGGCTGCTCTCCAACCCAGATCGCCTGCAGGAAAGCCATGCGTCGCATTGGGTCGGTGAAATAGCCGGGCGCGGAGATCCGCCCGATAGAGACCGCGTCGTCCATCCAGGCCTCGTACACCGGCTGGCAGAACGAATCGGCAACCCAGGCGCGCCGGTTCCTGAAAAAGCGCCACGCATCGAGTAGAGCCGCGCGGCTTGCCGAGTAGCTGGCGGTGAAGTGCTTGATCAGAACTTCAAAGGGCAGCCCGAGCGCCATGCCGATCTGGCGGAGCAGGGACTGCACGAACATGTCGTAGCCGGCGTTGGGGCGGTTCGGAAGGAAACTCGTGATGTCCTCGCCGGGCCCGAGCTCCACGATGGCGCCATTGCCCAGGCCAACCTCGTCCACGGCGTTCAACCCAGGGCGGAGCGGCCCGCCCGCGGTCATGTTGCCGCCCACCTGCGGGAACTGCGGCGCGACGTCTGCATCGCTCTCCGTTTTGATGAACACGGTCAGCATCGCTGAGACCACCGCCGCCATGACCTCGGCCTCGGTGTACCTGTCGAGCTGCTTGATCGTTTCGATAACGGGAGTCAGATACGGAACACCGCGGGTTTGCCCGGGGCGGGTCTTGTCGAAAAGATGGATGACGTTGCGGCGCTTCGTTTTCGTGCCGAAGGCCTCGTAGCGGTCCCAGACGCCGGCCTGCGTGCGATCAATCGCACCCGGGTGCGAGCGCATCAGGTTGTAGGCCACGGGCGCACCGTAGGCGTCCATCTCCACAC